CAAACACTTATGAAGCGGTATCGGATGACGTGTTTCGCAGGGAACGGTTGAGAATGTCAAGAATATCGGGTCCGAATTTCTGTGAAGCGAAGTTCGGGAGTAGTCCCTACAATCCGAAGGATGAAATCTGTTACACTTGTCCGTTCGAAAAGGACTGTAAGATGTTGTTTGGAACGAAGGACGCCAGCGGGAAAAGCCTGTATGAACAAATCTCGGAAAGTGCTGAAAAGAAGAGTGCTACGGAGGCACAGCAATTACAGGGTTCTCACGTTACAATAAGGGAAGTATCACGTATGACAGACTATGGCGAAGACGACTGAAAAATATCAGATATGCAACGGGTGCGGGAAACATCGGTATATCACGAACCGAACCAAGTGCCTGTGCGATGACTGTAATTATAAAAGGCTTCACAACGGGAAGTCCCGATTTGAGGTACGTGCTGAAAGGAGTAAAACAAAGAAACTTAAACTCCGACCAGCAACGGGTGAATTGGCTCTCTTTAAGGAAATATGGGCGGAGCGTCCTCACATTTGTACGCATTGTGGGAAGCGTCTCTTAGAACCGCTTAAACCGATTTATTTTAGCCACATCAAATCGAAGGGTGCTTATCCCGAGTTAAGGCTGGTAAAAAGTAATATCGAACTGACTTGCGAAGATTGTCATCAAAAGTACGAATTTGGAGCGAGAAGTTCAGTTTGTAAAGACGAGTAATAATTATTAAATTTGTAACCGAAATGGATGAAAGAATAACAGGTATCCTCGTGAGGCTTTGCTTGCTGTTTGGTGCGAAGCGGTTGGCTGACCTCCTAACAGTATCAGAAGAGAATTCAGAGACCGAGGAAAAGTTTCTTGAGGCTTTCACGAGGTTCATTGAGAAACTTGAAAAGAAGTTCAACTCGAAAGTCTTTCAGTTTCACGATAGAACCAACCAAGTTCTTATCAAGTTCTATGTCATTCAATGCCGAGGCGATATGACGGTTGAGGGTGAGCCTACAATCGTGTTGAACGATTTTCCGTTGGGGTTAAAGGGTGAGAAGAACCCTGTCGTCAATTTGACGCTGGTGTACGATGACATCGAAACAAGAGACCGAGATTTAGAAGACTTAAAGTTTATGATTTCTTAAAATAAAGACGATTATGGCAAAAAGTAATTTGAGGTACATCACGGTCAGTGATACAGAAACTTCAGGACTCCCGTCAAAAGGGGGTAAAGGAAAAGAGCCTGTACTGGCGTTTCATGACATTCTGTTGGTGGAAGTAGCAGCCGTCGTAATAGACATTTGGGATATGAAGATAGTTGATGAATACGATGTCATCATCAAACCTTATGTCGACAAGTATGTATGGCAACCACAGGCAGAAGCGACACACGGTCTTTCCCAAGACCACCTGTTCAAGAATGGTGTTGATATCAAAGAAGCATACAGGGGTTATGCCTCTATACTGTCGAAGTATAAGAACCCGAAAGTCGGAGCCGTACTGTGTGGACATAACTTTCAGGGATTTGATATTCCGTTTATTGAAGAGATGTTCAAGTGGAACAAAGATGACCTCTATAACTATGTGCGCTGGGTTGAGGACACTCAGAAGATGGCTTATTACAGAGCGATAGAGCAAGAAAATTATAAACTCGGTACGTGCTGCCGACTGGAGGGTGTTGAGTTGGTAGATGCCCACCGTGCGCTGGTAGATACCCGAGCAAACGCTCAACTCATGTTGAAGTACATTGAGCACATGAGAGGCACAGGGGGTTCTTCACCTGTGGCAGCAGTTTCATCTACAAGAAAAGAGTCAAGATTTAGAGAAAGGTTCCAATTGGTATGATACATTTTAATGAAGATTTAAAGTTGTCGTACAAACAGTTGGACACGGTGTTCTCTACTGCGTTCAACGTGCTTGAGTCGTTACCACCTGTGGCTATCAATCAATTGGTTGGTGGCTATGGTGGTGACGTCGATGCACTGTTATCGGAAATCTTCATTCAGACGAATAATGTTCTTTCCCTAAATACCACGCTTGAAACTGAACGGCTCAACTACATTGACCAATTGGAAGAGTCAATGGATGAGACGCTGAAAGTTCAGTCGTACAACTATTTCAAGACAACTATGCTTCCTAATTTCCGTCAGGGTTGGAGGAATCTTGAATGGGGAAACATGGTGCAACTTTATCCGAACAGCGCATATCTTGCTGCTCGTTCTCACGGTAAATGCTTTGCGAGAGGCACACGGGTGCTGATGGCTGACTTTTCCGTGAAGAATATAGAGGACATTTATCCCGGAATGGAAGTAATGGGATTAGACTTCACTCCCCGAAAGGTTCTGACACGACATATCGGTCGTGCTCAGATGTTCAGGGTTGAGCAGGAGAATGGTATGCCGTATGCCGTGAACCGAGCGCACACGATGTGCCTCTTTGACACGAAGCGGAAGAAGTATGTCGAAATAGAAATGGGACAATTCCTGAAATATCCCGTTAAGAAGCAAAGACGGTTCCAAGGATACAGGGTGTTCTCTTACGACAAGCCTGTATTTGAGCGTGGAAATATAACGGTTGAACCTATTGGGGAAGAGTCTTATTATGGGTTTATGTGCGATGGTGACCATCTGTTTCAGTTGGAGGATGGTACAGTCGTTCACAATTCCTACGAGTTCTGTATGGCGTTCCCGTTGTGGAGATTATACAGTTACCGACGTCCGACGTTTATGCGACCTGATATTCCTGACAATAAAAATCGTCAGGAAACCTGTATTATTACGAACACGGAGAAACTGGGTAAACAGCACATCGACAAGGTGGTTGAGGAAATCCGTGTGAATGAGGCTTTGGCAGCGAAACTGAACCCTACTGGAAAGGCTTCGCTGGCAGCGACAAGTATTGAGTGCGAGAACGGGACGAAACTTCACCTCCGTGGAAAAGACGGGTTTATTCGTGGTCTTCACGTGGGGGCAGCAGTCAGCGATGACTTACCAGACGAGAGTAGTATCTATTCGCTTGAACAGCGTGAGAAGTTGAGAGACCTGTTTAAAGGTGCTATCACTCCTATCGTTGAGCCGTATGGGTATAACATCGTTGATGGTACACCGTATCAGCAAGAGGACTTGTATGCCGAATTAAAGAAAGACCCAAAGTTCCGTGTCTTTGAGTACCCAGCCATATTCCCGGACGGTCGCCTGTTGGCTCCTGACCGTTTTACGTGGGCAAAACTTATGGAGGAAAAAGCGTCTCTGGGGACGCTCGTATTCTCTCGTGAGTATTTGGTCGTACCTATTTCCGACGATAGTACAATCTTCCCTTGGGAGATATTAAAGAGGAGTACAATCGGGATGGAAAACATCAGGCTCGTAGATAACATAGAGTCGTTCCCTATCAAGTTACAGAGGGTGGTCATGGGTTGTGACTTTGCTGTTTCGGGAAATGTGGGAGCCGACTATACTTGTTATACAGTTTGGGGGAAGGATGTCCAGGGGAATTATTATCTCCTCTATATATTCCGGGAAAAGGGATTGTCGCATAATGAACAGATACAGAAGATTGACCTCCTGAACAGGGTGTTCAAGCCAAACGAGATAGTCGTGGAAAACAACGGCTTTCAAAGTATATTGGCGGATATGTGCGTCCAGATGGGTATCAAGAATATTACACCGTTCACGACGACCTCCGGGAATAAGAAAGACCTGAGAACAGGGTGGGCATCACTTGCAGCGTTATTTGAGAGAGGTGTAATCAAGTGTCCGTATCATCCTGACACGGCTGCTAAGATTGACCAGATGTTTGGGGAGTTCAACTCGGTTGCGTTCCGCAGCGATAAAGGGACTCTTGAGAGTATCAGTGGGCACGATGATACCGTGTCTTCCTCTTTCATGGCGATTAACAAGTTACGAGAGAGCACTGTAATGATAAAAATTGACGCAGTTTAAATAATTTAGTATGGGTAAAAAAGTTGATGCTATTCTATCACCTAACTTTGTAGAGGAAATGTTGAGGTTGGCTTTTGCGAATAAACAGTTTGCGGAGTTGGTGGTAGATAATCTTGATTTAAGTAACTTCCCCCGAGAATTGGGAGGGTGCAAAGCGATGCTGAAAGTGTTGGCAGATACGATGAAGAAAACAGGTAATCTGGCGACATTCGGTATGGTGGAAATGACCTTCCCTAACAACGAGGAAGTTTCAAAGAAGATTGCTGAGGTCAAGGGAATTAAACTTCCAGAGGTAGAACCCATGACACGGCAATTGGAAACCTTTATTAGACGCCAGACGTTTGTTGCTACTCAGCACGAAGTGTCGGATATGTATAATGAAGGAAAGCCAGAGGAAGCGATGCTTCTTCTTGAGAAAAGAATGGCGGAAATAAACGCTTTCTCCTTAGACAAGTTCCGAGGAAAATTTGTACGGGTGTACAGGGATTTCTATCGTAACATAGGAACGGCACAAATGAAAGCCGAGGATGAAACACGTCGGGCAAAGATACCGACAGGAATATCAACGATTGACGAAATTACTGATGGGGGAATTCCTCGTCAGGATACTGTTCTTCTAATCATGCGTTCTGGTGTTGGTAAATCCACGGCTCTTAAATACTTCTCTTGGTACAATACATCAATCGCCCATAATCATTGTCTTCACTTTCAGTTAGAGGGTGGTCGTGATGAGGCAGTTGTTAAGTTTGACCAGATGTTGGCGAACACTACCTATGCGAAAATCATGAGGGGTGATGTCAGCGACGAGACCCGACAACGTATCTCAGCACTCATCAAGAGGGCACAAACAGTGAACAGTGATATTGACGTGTACGCTTCTGAAGAGATGATGGACATGACGATAGCCGACTTGGTGGCTGCGATAGAGGACTATAAGAAAGAGTATGGGTATTATCCAGACTTGGTTACGGTCGACTCTATTGACCTGTTATTGACAGGGGAAAACAAGAAGATTGACTTTGACCCGAACTTCATCAAATACAGGTTACAGAAGTGTGCCCAGCGATTAAAGGATATCGCGAAGAAATACGACTGTGCCGTAATCACAGCAACCCAGACGGGAGACGTTCCTATTGAAGTGTGGAACGACCCAACACGGGTAATCACTCGTCAGAATACAGAGGGCGACCGTACACTTATCAAGCCATTCTCGTTCGTGTTTACAGGTAACATCACAATCGAAGAGGGTAAACAGAACATGGCTCGTATCTATTGTGATAAGTTACGAAACTACCGAAACAATGGTATCATCATTCGAATCCCTACTAATTACGAGAACGGCTTCTTCTACGATATATCACGTTCAACAATCGTTGAGCAGGTGTTGGATATGTCGGCTCTTGACAGGCTTGAGAGCCGTCGCAGCCGTAAAGGTAACGGAGAAGCAGCCGTTGGGGAGAAGAAGGAGCGAGTAGAGATAGCACCAGGAGTGTACGGAACAAAGGTAGTTGGCGAGGGTGAAACGGCTGCACAGGAGCCACAAGAGACGTTGAATAAGCGACAGACTAAACAGTCGCTCAAGGAATATTTAGCAAACAAGGGTGCACAGGAAACCCCGAAGACAACGAGGAAGCCTGTACCTCGCAAGAAATAATTTTGTTATGCGGTACGATAAGGAACAGATAATCGCTGATTTCAATCTCACGCCATTTGGTTCACAGGGGTGGCTCACGAATAAGGATATGGACTGTCCTTTCTGCGGGAAAGCAGGGAAGTGGGGTATCATCTTCAACATGAATGGCGTGGCGACGTTCCACTGTTGGAAGTGTCCTCGTAAAGTGTCCGTCTATGAGTTCCTTAAGAAACTCGGTAGAACAGACCTCGCGAAACGCT